ATTAAGATTGCGCAAGCCGAGGCGCGGCTGATCGCCGCGGAGGATGTGGACAACTTTCTGCTCTTCTTAGGATCGCGAGTGAAAAGCGCGGTTTACCAATCGTTCACGATCGAACTGCCGCCAAAGGTCGCCGGCCTCGAGGTAGGCGACGTGCGCAAACTCGCCAGGGAGTCCGCGGATGTGGTGTGCGTCTCGATGCAGAACGCGCTCGAGGAATGGCAGCAGGAACAAAAGCAGCGGCGCAAGGCCGCGGAGGACGCGACCGGTGCCGGCCCTAGATAGCTTAAGCGGCTGGCGCCGCGCCTGGACGCTTCCTGATCGCCGGCCGGTCTATGACTGGGCGCGGGATCATGTCCACCTGGTTGGCGGTTACGCACGGCAGGGCGCGTTCGATATCCGCACCTGTCGGCATTTGATGGAGCCGTTCCACGCGGTGGCCGATGAGGCCGTGCGCGAGATCACTTGCCGGGCCGCGATTCAGACGCTCAAAACGCTTTTCGTTGAGATTACTTCGCTATGGGCGATTGCGAATGAGCCAGGGCCGATCATGTGGACGCAGCAGGACGACGATAGCGCGCAGGAACACGTCAAAGGTCGATACCGCAACCTGCTCCGGTCCTGCGAGCCGGTGGCCAGGCTGCTGCCGCGCAACAAGCACGATGCCGCTACCTGTGAAATTTACTTTGGCGACTTTTACCTGATCGTAAACGGGGCTAACTTAAATAACCTTCAAAGCAAATCGATCCGCTGGAAGCTGAACAGCGAATGCTGGCTGTGGAAGCAGGGACTCCTGACGCATGCCCGGCGCCGCGTCTCGGCTTACGCCCGCGACGGCATCAGCAAGATTCTCAACGAATCGCAGGGATCCCACGCCGATGATGATTTTGACCGGCTTTGGCTCGAGGGATCGGCGCAGGAATGGTCGATTCAATGCGCTGGGTGCAACCGCTTGCAGCCGCTCACTTTCTTTGGCCGCGCCAAGGATGAGCCGGCGAAGATGGCGTGCATCATCTGGGACAAGGATGCTAAAAGTGACACCGGCAAATGGGACGAGGATCGGGTGCGCCGATCTGCCAGGTGGATGTGTCCTGATTGCGGAACCGAGCACGCCAACACGCCGCAGACACGCGCCAAGTGGAATGCCGGTGGCGAGTACGGCCCGCAGCGCGCAAGCGCCGATCGAAAGCACCGCAGTTACAGTTGGAATGCGCTCATCGCGGAGGACATGGGGCAGCTGGCGGTTGAATTCCTCCAGGCCGGCGAATTCAAGAAGCGCGGGCAGATCGCGCCGCTGCGCGACTTCTACATGCAGCGACTGGCGTTGTCCTGGCGCAACGAACAGGAAATGCTTCAGCGCGAGCAGATCACCTTACGCGGCGCATTCACTTTGGCCGAAAAGCACGCTGCCGCCGGTCAAAAGATTGATGGAGAGTCTCGGCGACTCTTCACCATTGACCGCCAGCGAGACCACTTCTGGGGCATCGTTCGCGCCTGGTCCGTTGATGGATCCTCGCAGCTGCTGTGGCGCGGGCGCGTAAACACGACGGAGCAAATCGAGGAAGTGCGGCGGCACTTTGCCGTTGAGCCGCAGCTGACGTTCCAGGATGCCCAATTCGACACCGCCCATGTTTACGAGGATTGCGTGCGGTACGGCTGGACGGCTTTGCATGGTAGCGGCGACGATTCATTCCCAACCGTCAAGGCGAACGGACAAAAGGTTTACCGCTTCTATTCGTCGATTAAACAGACCCAGGTGCCGGGCGGTTATGCGCGTTACATGTTCTGGGCGTCAGACCCGGTGAAGGACATGCTGGCGGCACTGATCGCCGGGACAAGCCACCGCTGGGAAGTGGCCGCCGACGTGGGCGACGATTACCAGCGCCATCTGCGCGGTGAGGCTAAAAAGGAACGGGTCAGCAAAGCCACCGGCCGGTCTGAATGGCGCTGGCACAAGACCGGGCCAAACCACATGTGGGACTGCGAGGCCATGCAGGTAGCTGTTGCGCTTGCGCTGCAAATTCTGCCATCAATCGACAAAGCCAACGACGACACCGATAAAAAATGACCATTCTTTTATCCAATCCACCTTGGTGGGATATCGACCTTAAGACACAGCAACTGTTGATTGGCGTGCGCGCTGGATCGCGTTGGCCATTTACGCGGTATTCGTGCCACAATCCGGGAGAATTCAGACCTGGAGGCTATATCCCGTTTCCTTTTTTCTTGGGATCGGCGGCGCCGTACACGCAACGATTGCTGCCTGATGCGCAGGTGATCCTGCGCGATTCGATCGCCCGCGGTGAAAGCTACGAGCAGTTTTTCACCGCCTTAAGGCACATTGATCCAGATTGGTTCGTGGTCGAAACGGCAACGGCAGCATGGGACCACGATAGGGAATTGCTTTATCACTTGGCCTCGGAACATCCGAAAACCAAGGTCATCCTTTGCGGTCCGCTCGACTGCGCAAAAGCGCCAGAAATCCTGAAGGCGCACCAGAACGTCGCTGCCATTGTCCAAGGGGAATACGATAAGCAGATTGCCAAGGTGGTGCGCGGCGCCCGCGGGCTAATACTGCACGATCTGCTGACGGTCGCAGAGATGAACGACGCGCCATTTCCTGTCCATGATCCCGATGCCATTGGCCATTACTGGGACGCATGTCCGGCCGGCCAGAAACAGCCGCAACTTCAGCTGATAACGAGCCGCGGATGCCCATACAAGTGCATCTTCTGCGTCTGGCCGGCGGTTATGACTGGCAACGATCCAGACGGCACCAGGGCGCGCAGCGTCCGTTGTCAATCTCCAGAATGGGTCCGCGATTCGATCCGGTATCATATCAGCGAAGCGAAGGCCAATGGCGTAGCCTATCAAAGCATCTACCTGGACGATGACACCTTTAACCTTACCGAGAAGCACACGAAGGGCATCTCAGCAGTAATGGCAGAGATTGGTTTGCCTTGGTTTTCAATGTGCCGCGCCGACACGATCAAACGCGAGACATGGCAGCTGATGCGTGATAGCGGATGCCGCGGGGTCAAACTCGGTTACGAAAGCGGCTCCCAGTACGTCTTGGATCACATCGTAAACAAGCGGCTGGATCTGAAGGCCGCGGCCGAAACTGCCCGGTGGCTAAAGTCCATAGGCTTTACGGTCCATGGGACATTCACAGTTGGCCTACCCGGTGAGACGCTAGAGCAGCGCAACGAAACACTCGCTTACATCAAAAACCTTTACGAGACCGGAGGTCTGGACACTCACCAGCTGTCTGGAACGGCCGAGATCGAGGGTACGCCGCTCCACACCCTCAAAACCACTGGCGAATTGGCGAAGTATGATGGCGCGAAGCTGGCTCCTGAATATGTCTCAAATCCCGACGGCGCCGCAAAACTGCGGTCCATGGCACTCTAATGGAACCCATCCACAAACTATTCGATGAACGGATCAACGGCGCCGTGCCTGGTTGGTATCAGGACATGGTACCGCACATGCAGCATCTGCGTGATTACGCGAGAAGCTGCGATCACTGCACGGAATTCGGCGTAAGAACAGGCCAGAGCAGCGTGGCGCTCACCGCCGGGATGACCGATCGCGGCGGCGGGAGGCTGGTATCATATGATATTTGCGAGCGCGTATTTGATCTTCCACTTAATCAAAACGTCGCTTGGGAGTACGTTGTTGCAGACACATTCCATCTTCCAGACATTGCAGAAACAGATCTACTGTTCATAGATACAGTCCATAACTCCAGCCAAGTGGCGCAGGAACTAACGCACGCGCATCGCGTTAAAAAGTACATTTTGTTCCATGATGTCATCGCATGGGGCTCAAGGGGTGAGAATGGAGAAGGAATCAATCACGCAATCTTTTCATTCCTCGCGAGGAACCCCGACTGGATAATTCATAACTTCTTCAAATCTGAATGGGGACTGCTTGCGATTAAACGGATCCAATGAGCACACACATCATCATTTCAGGACACATGCGCACATGGGCGACGTGCGCACACACATTCCGTTGGCATGTTGCGCGACACCTGCCGAAACCGCTGCACTTCTACATTTCAACGATCGAGGACGAGGATTTTGAATCATGGAAACAGACGCAGCTGCTATTTCCGGATGCCAGCGTTATATGTGATAGCGTTAAGGAACAGCCTCAGCTGGTTGAGCCAGCCGAGCCGGTACGTTTTGAGCCATACGCCCGCAGCGTGCCATTGCAGCAGGTTCTGCGGCAATTATGGCAGTTGAACACCGCATGGGACTTCTATGCGGCGCAGGGCGATGCCGAACCGCTCTGCATCGTCAGACTGCGCCCAGATCTGTTCTTTCATTCATTCTCGCCGGCCTATCTGCCGGCCGCGAACGAGGCACTGACGCCTTGGTGGGGCCGGTTTGGCGGGGTAAACGACCGATTCGCAATCCTTGGCCCACTTGCCGCCAAACATTACTTCCGGACATATGCCAAGTTGGATGCCCTGCAAAAGATAGGCGCGCCCTTACATCCGGAATCACTGGTCAAAGGATCAATGCAGTTAGGTGGATGCAATGTCCGCGATAACCTGCTGGTTGAATTTTCAACCCTGCGGAGGGATGGCCAAATGCGGCCGCCTGAGGTCAGTGCCATAGACATGGCGCACGCTCACCGTTGACGATTCTGAAAAAGGGCAATGAAGCTGCTAACGTCAATTCTGCTGCGCCAGGCGCGTCTGGCCAACCAAGCAGACCCGAGATCATGGCTGGAAGATCTCCAAACCACTAAGTGGACCGACGTTAACGCGCAGAATGGTCAGATTATCGGCACGGCCCTCAATGGCAAAAGCGTTACGCTCCAAGCATTACCCGGCACCACCATCTTCGACTTGATGGGCGCAACCGAACTGGCTTTGCAGACCTTGGAAGCGGGCTTTACCGCGCCGCCTACTGGAACCCGCGTCAATCTCCGCTAACATGCCAAAGCCGTTGCCGACCCGTTTGCGCGCTGCACTTGGAGTGCTGTTCGACTCCACCAATCACAAGGAAATCGTGCGCCGGCCGCTCGAGGTCCGGACGCTCGGCCGGTTCAGCGATGAGGTGAATTCAAACGACCGCGCCCAGCTGGTCAGCGATTCGCGCAAACTCTACGCGAATCTTGGACCGGCTAAAGGCGCCATTGATGCGAAGGCCATGTACGCGGTCGGCCGCAGCTGGCTGCCAAAGTTTGAGGGCTCAGATCAGGCTTGGGGCGATCAGGCCAAGGAATGGCTTCTCAACGAGGTTTACCCATTGGCAGATATCGCGGGCCGCGACTTTCAGACGGCGCTTTATCTCATGTCGGTCAGCATCGACCGCGACGGCGATGTGGGCGCGATTCTGACGGAATACGAGACATCTTTTCCCGCCATCCAGCTGATTTCGACGACGGCCATCCAGAATCCGTCTGATGATAAGATCGACCAGTACGGCCGGTTGATAACTGGACCCTACCAGGGACTGCGCTGCATCGAGGGTGTCATCCTGAACGACCAGGGACGCCCGGTGGCGTATTACCTCGAGCAAGAGGAGACCGGACGCGAAGAGGAAGAATCCGAGCTTAGCGAATACATCACGGCACGCGACATGTCGCTGCTGCATGAACCGTCCTGGGTGGACCAGGTGCGCGGCGTGCCTGGCTTTGCGCACGCGATCCTGGATCTAAAGGATCTGCGCACGGTCCAAGGCTATGAGAAGATGGCGAGCGCCATCGCCTCAAGCATTGGTCTGCTTGAGTACAACGAGACCGGGATGGCAGACATGTCGGACCCAAGCGTTGCCTTGTCCGGAGGCGCTGGGATGCAATCTGACGTGGCGACCAAGGAGTTCTTTGGCGGGATGGTCCGGCACTTCAAGGCCGGCACTGGCGCCAAACTCGAGACGTTCAAGAATGATCGCCCCGGAGATGCTTGGCAGAAGTTCATGGACCGGCTGCTCCGGAATGCCATGGCCGGCATCAATTGGCCATTTGAACTCGCCTGGGATATGAGCTCGCTGGGCGGCGCGAACACCCGATTCATCATCTCAACAGCGATGCGCAGCGTTGAGGATCGGCAGGATCTGCTGCGTCCATTCGCCCGCCGGGCGGTCGGATATGCCATCGCCAAAGCCGTAAAACTCGGCCGGCTGCCGGCTAATCCGGATTGGTGGAAATGGTCGTTCACCATGCCGCCGCGGCTAACCGCTGATTTCGGCCGCGATTCCAATGCCCAGCGCGATGATTACCTAAATGGCATCATCAACCTAACGGACATCTGCGCCGAGCGTGGCGTGGACTTGAAGCAGCACATCGCCCAGCGCACCGCGGAGAACGCCGCGCTGGAGGAAGCCGGTCTGCCGGTGCCGGGTGTTCGCGGCCAGCTGGCGCCCAGCGCCACCGAGCCGATTCCCGTGCCGGTGCAAGTTCCGAGCGACGCCGCCGCAATGAGCGTTGCCGCGCTCCAGGTGGACACCCAGCCAACCGCCGAGATGGCAGCGGAGGCGGAACGCGGTCTTGCGTGGCGCGAGGAATACAACCGCGGTGGGACCGAGGTTGGGGTGGCCCGCGCCCGCGACATCAGCAACCGCCGCAACCTGTCGAACGATACGATTTTTCGCATGAAATCGTATTTCAGGCGCCATGAAATCGACAAGGAAGGCCAAGGCTTCAGCGAAGGCGAACCAGGCTACCCATCTGCCGGCCGCATTGCCTGGGCGCTGTGGGGTGGCGACGCCGGCTACCGCTGGGCTGAACGCAAGGTGCTCGAGATCGAGCGCGAGGGTTGACCGCCGCTTTCATCATATGAGCCAAAGCGTTTCACTCGAAACATTCGCAGCCAATGAAGGCGGGTGGCAAAACGTCTCGCTGATTACTGGCGGGATTGAGGCCGCCGGCCATGGCATCTACATCGACGAAAAGTCGATTGAAGGCGCGATGAAGGCGCTGCTCGGTCGCACGCTCAGGTCATATCTTAAGCACGACGGCGCCGGATCCGACCGACTCGGCCAGGAAATCGGGTTCTTCAGCGGAATTTACCGCGATGGAATGCAGTTGCGCGCCAAGGAATTTCGATTCCT